TAAGCCAATCCCTCTCTCTCCCTTACTCACTATTCTCACTCATTTCCCTATGATTTAGGCTGATAGTTGTTGAAAGAGCGTGAAAGCAGTAGCAATGAGCAGAGTGTCAGTTGTCATGCTCATGTGTCGTGGGTCACGGAGGGTTGTGTGGTTTCATTGCACTAGTGACCATAACAACGCACGAGGCAAGGACTGTGCCCGGTCTCTGACCGGGTATGTGCCGAGGGCGGTGCTAGTAAAAGGTTAGTTATCTCGGACTAGCCAAACTGTCATTCTCGTTATTTTAAAACAAAAAAGGCGAACGTCTGGAATGCGAAGCATTCTGGACAAGAAGAAAACTACCGGAACTAAACCCTATCAGCCCCCTTTCAAAATCACTATCTTTTGGGAGTAGTATCTAGTTACCTTTAAAAGGACACTTACGTACCGTTTTATCTGGTTCGCCCCGCATCACCAACCAAGTAAAAAAGACTTAAGTATCTTACTTGGGACAATCCATCCCGTCATGAACACGAGGCGAGTCCGATGCGTTTAAAGTACTTGGACAATTCATACACGATATTGCTGTATATGCGTGTTCGACCGAATACCGCTCTAACCGGTTAACTACCGCTAGTATCTGCCATCTCACGACGGGGACTAACACTCGGCGGGGACTTCCACCCACGAACGCTCTCATCGGCGCTGTATTAAGAGTACCACCTAAATAACCTCTGTGGCGTAACTTGTATGTGAATGTTTTCACAAGCCAGGTGCTTGACAGGTGTATACCATGTGTGTATAGTTCTAGGTGGGCATTGTCCCATTAGTAACTTCCGACACTAAAAGGTAAAAGGTCCGGCACCGTAGGGATATGGGGTCGGGCTTCTTACTTTGATACCATATGTGCTATCATAGAAGCATGTGTTCTACTTGCGGCTGCGGCCAGCCATTTAACAAGCACGAGTCAAAAGACATACAAGCGGCTAATCGTAAGTACGCCAACCCCAAGGTCAAGTTCGAAGCCATTAAGTCCAAGGTCCGTAAAAAAAAGTAATGAAAATCCGGCGGGATAGTACAGACCTCTCTACTTGGCTTTTTAATCCCAAGTACAGACGCAGGGTTACTCGCCGACGCCGTGGTATCAAACTAACTGTTAACGGCCAGCCCTTCGAAGAATGGGTCCAGTCCCAGTCGTAGTGCAGGCTTTGCACCTTGGTGCTCAATTTTAAAAATTTTTTTGACACCTCCGCCAAATATTTGTGCTATAGTATTTATGTGGCTCAACCCCACTGATTTCAACCCTCCTTCCGAGAATCCCCCTAGTACATAACTGGGGGGATTTCTCATGCTATGCTTTTAGTATGAATAAATACATTGCACCCCACATCACCGCCATCCTTACTGGAGCAGGCGCCGTGTTGTCCGTAGTACATCCAGGCTTTAAGATTCCTGTTGGAGTAGAGGGTCTTATTGCATCACTATGTTTGTTGGCTTCAACTCTTACAGAGGCTTTGCACTTTGTAAAGAAATCAACATTACAAAGCAACATTGCTTTAGCAACTCACCTAGCAACGCAGGTAGCAACTAACGTTAAAACCGATACTGCACCTGTAACACCAGCAACACCTGCTTAATGCACGGAGATGCTTTAGAGGTTTCTTTAAAAGAATGGTTGGAAGCCAACCTTCCTAAGTTCCTCAACGGCATCAACGCTGAATTGTTAGACGAACAAGAATGGGTTATGCCCATCATCGAGGATTACATCCTTGTGGTAGCCGTAAAGGACCTCAAGGATGACCTCGGTGGATTCTTTACTCTTGGAGACACAAACGCCAATGGTTATCGTATTAGAGGACTATTGCACGACGCATTGTATCGCTAGATGGCTGTAACACCAGTACAACGTAAAAAATATTTTGAAGCACGAGCAGCGGGATTTTCCATTGCTGAAAGCGCTCGTAAATCTAAGTTTTCAGAAGCCACTGCTTATAGAGTTGAAAAGGCTGCACAAAATTTACGAGTTAGTGAAGGCATTGATTCTTCAGCGACTAATTACCGTGAATTAAAAAAAGAAGCAAAACTTAGCGGCCCTAAAGATTACGACAATTTATGTGAAGAAGCAAAAACTGCATTAGAAGATTTTGGTTATTTTCGTATGCGTTATTTTGGTCGCATCTCTACCCCATGGCAAGAAGAAGCAGGTAAAGCACTTGTTGCGTTACTAGAATCGCCTGACAAAGAATACGTGGTTATGAACATGCCACCTGGTTCGGGTAAGACAACGCTGTTGCATGACATTACGTGTTGGGCTATTTGCCGTAACCGTGGTATTCGTCTTTTGACTGGTAGTGCGACTATGAGCCTTGCACAAAACAACTTACGTCGAGTTAAGCGTTCACTAGAACGTGTTATACCTGAAACTGCCGATGACATGTTAAAATCACGTGGACAAGCACTTGATGCCGAATCAACACTTGCTTTAGACTTTGGTAGATTTAAACCTTTGGAAAAAGAACAATGGACCAATCAAGCGTTTATTGTTATGCAACCAGAAGACCAGGGTTCTATTTCAGAAAAGGAGCCAACACTTAGTGCCTACGGTATGGATAGTGGTTTCATCGGAGGACGCTTCGATGGCTGTTTCTGGGACGACCTTGTGGACCCTCGCAAGGTGCGCTCTGCAGAACAACGAGAAGCAATGGAAGACTGGTACCAAGACGTTGCAGAAACTCGACTTGAACCTGCAGGTATGCTTGCTCTTATTGGTCAGCGTTTGGCTCCTGATGACCTTTATCGATTTGCTTTAGACATGGTACAACCTCTTGATGAGGAAGAAGAGGACAAACAAGATGAACTTACCGAAGAAGAACTTGCCCTACTTCGCAAAGACAAGAAGTACAAACACCTACTCTACCGTGCCCACTACGAAGATAGGTGTTCTCCGGAGAATCACAAACGGGGGGGCAATGCTTACCCCGTCGGTTGTTTGCTGGACCCTCGCCGTCTCCCTTGGCGAGAAATTTCTAACCTTATGTCCAACCGAGGGGAACGCTTTGCAGTTGTTTATCAACAAGAAGATTTGGCGCTGGATGAAGTATTGGTCCAAAACGAGTGGGTATATGGACATGGCACTAGCCCAGGCTGCATTGACAAAGACCGTGACCGTTGGGAATTGCCACCTGGTTTAAACACTCGTGATTGCATTGTTGTGGCTACGGCCGACCCTTCTCCTACAATGTATTGGTCTGTTCAATGTTGGGTTTATCACCCAGAATCTAACCAACGATTTTTAATGGACCTTATTCGTCAAAAAATGGAAGCCCCTGAGTTTCTGGATTACAACTACAATACCGGTGAATTTACTGGGGTTATGGAAGATTGGCAACGTCTAAGCGAAAGCCTTGGCATTCCAATTCAAGTTTGGATTGTGGAACAAAATGCCGCTCAAAGGTTCCTACTTCAATACGACCATTTTAAAAGATGGCGGCAACTTCGAAGTGTTGAGGTAATTCCCCATAACACAAATAGCAACAAATCAGACTCCAATTATGGTGTTACGACAATTTCACAGCATTGGAAGTTTGGTCGTGTAAGATTGATGGGTAAGGGTGAAGGAAAAGTTCGCTCCATGAGGTTGATTGATGAAGTGACCAGGTACCCCCACGGGCGTACCGATGACTGCGTTATGGCCGAATGGTTTTTTGAATGGAACCTACCCAACCTTTACGCACCGCAAAATAAAGCCGTTACAGCGTGGCGACCCAAATGGGTCAAAAATACCCAACTATCAAATCTGAGGTAATAGATGGCACTATCCCCTGACAACGACAAGGCCGCTGGCCAGATTGTCACTATGTATCAGGAGCGCCGTATGTCCCGCAGTGGGATGTTTCGACGTATGCAAGAAGTACGTGACCACTACAACGGTGACGTAATTGTTCCACTACCAGAATTAGACGAATCAGAAAAACCTGCTATTCCCAATTTGATTGCACAAGGTATTGATGCTTTTGCTATGCGAGTTGCGTCGGTTCTTCCAGACGTTCAATATCCTTCACTTCGCCCTGGTATCCAGGTTGCCGACAATCGTGCTCGTGACCGTCGCCTAGCCAACCTTGGTTGGTGGGACATGAACAAGATGGGAACTAAAGTTCGCCGTCGTAGTCGTCATTTAACTGCATACGGTATGTCTGCCGTATCACTTTCTCCAGTATCGCTTGACCCTAACGACAAACGTAAAATTCCACATTGGCGTGTACGTAACCCATTGCAGACATTCCCTGCACCAATGATTGACCCAGACAACATGGAACCAACCGATTGCATTTTTGCAGACCGTCGACCTCTTAGTTGGATGAAGGAAAATTACCCAAAACAAACATCTATTTTGTACCGTGGTGATAAATCTGACACTGACATGTTTGAAATTCTTGAATACTTAGACGAAGGGGAAACAGTACTTATTGCTATTGGTGCTGAAAAACCAAAGGCTCAAGCGTTCAGTACCGAAACCGGCAAAGGTGTTGCGTCGCACATAATTCTTGAACGTATTCCTAACCGTTCTGACATTTGCCCAGTTGTTATTGCTGGACGTATTACACTTGACCGTCTTCAGGGTCAGTTTGACCAAATGCTTGGTATGTACCAGCGTGAAGCCAAGTTAGACGCACTTAACACAATTGCAGTATTCCGCAACGTGTTCCCAGACGAATGGGTTGTATCTCCTGCTAACGCTCCTACCAGTCCTCGTGTAATTGTAGAGGCTGATGGAAAACAAGGCATTCGAGGTATTTTGGATAAAGGACAAATTCAAATTGTTCATCCACAGCAAACCCAAGATGCACCGATGGCACTGGACCGCCTTGAGCGAGCACAGCGCCTTACGGCTGGTATTCCTGCCGAATTTGGAGGCGAGTCAGGTTCTAACATTCGTACCGCCCGACGTGGCGCATCAGTCCTGTCCAGCGCAGTTGACATGCCACTCCAGGAATACCAGGAAATCTTTTCTAACTCTATGGAGTTGGAAAACATACGTGCTGTTCAAATTATGAAGTCATACTACGGTTCTAAACCTTCTATGTTCTTCATGGGTGGAGATGGCAAGGTTGTTAACGAAGATTACACACCTAATGAAACATTTGACACTACAGTTTCGTATGTTAAATATCCTATGCCTGGTTCAGACATTAACGCTATGGTTGTTTCAATTGGTCAGCGTGTAGGTATGGGCATCATGTCTAACGAGACAGCACGCACCATGGACCCTGCAATTGAAGACCCAGCGTTGGAAGCAGACCGTGTAGAAATTGAAGGATTGCGTAAAGCACTTCTTACCGGACTTGAACAACAGGCATCTCAAGGTCAACTAGACCCTTCTATTATTGCTCGTATTGCTAAAATGAAAGCACAACGTCACATGACGCTTGAAGATGCAGTTGACAAAATTCACAAAGAAATGCAAGAAGAACAAGCGGCCAAGGCTCAAGCAATGCAAGGACAAGCAGGACCGGAAGGTGCCCCTCAACCAGGTGCACCAGAAGTTCAACCTGGAATGGGTGTATCACCAGATAACCCAGTTCAAGGTGGTGCCCCGCAAGGCCAACCAAATATGCAAGAACTTCTTGCTTCATTACACGGTGGCGGTGCTCCAGGTGGGCAAGCCGCAGGTGGAATGGCACCAGCAGTTGCTCAGGCACCAGCACCAGCACCAGCAGGAGTTTAATACATGCCACGTAAAGGTAAAGGCGGAGAGCGCCAAGGAACACCAGGTACAGCGTACGGTAACCGTACAGATTTAAACATGCCTATTAGTACAGTTCCAGGACAAGACTACGGCAAGGCTGCTGTACAGCAAGCGGCACAACGTGCCGTTCCAATGGCTTCATCACCTTCCGCTTCTGCTCAACCTCAAGCATCTGCGGCTCCCATGCCACAACCAGGTTCGTTCCCGCATTTAGAGCCAACGCAACGACCTAATGAACCTGTAACTACAGGACTGCCATTTGGTCCTGGAGCGGGACCAGAAGCAATGGGACCATCTTACGCAAATTTAGGACAAATTCTTTCTGCTGCGGCAAGTAGCAGTGGAGCGTCTTCACTTGCCACAATGCTTGCTTCGTCTGCTAAATCTCTAGGTCTTTAATGCCTGAAAATCCAATATATTCAGAATCAGGTGGATTTCAAGATTCACGTGACCAACGTTTTATAGGTGAATCCGCACTTGGCTCAATGAAAGAACCAGTTGCTGCTTCATTAAAAAACATTGTTGAAAACAATCCTCATTTAACACAAGACCCTTCTTTGCTTGGTGGTTTTGCTCATCAAAACGGTCTTGATTCAACTCAAATTTCTAACGCTGTTCAATATCTAACAATGTATGGCGGTATCAAAGAACATGCTATTAATCAAGCGCAAAGCGACCCTAACGCATCTCACGGCCCTGGTTTTTGGAGTTCATTGTGGCACAGCACCGCAAGCATGTGGGACCATGCCGCAAACGCTACAAAAGATGTAGCAAATTTTTGGACCAACCCTAATAGTCTTCCTAACGCCGCAGAATCAATTGGCAAAGGTGTTCTTTCATTTGCAAAAGACACAGGAAAATTTGTTGAAGACATTAATAACCGAGTTGGTATGACTGGAGCAGAATTAGCAACTCTCGGTCTTTATGGACCTAAAGGTTGGAACACAAATTTTTCTGGTCTTGCTGACGCATTTGATACAACCAAAAATGTAATTGATACTGCTGGAAACATGGTTAACCCATGGAGTAGCGGCAACATCTTTATGCTTATGTCTCACAACATGGCATTTTATAACTCGCTTGCTAAACGTTACGGTTGGGGATACGCAATTGGTTATGCTGCCCCTGCACTTGCCGCAGGGTTTGCAACTGATGGTGCTTTTAGCGCAGCAGACGTAGGTGCAACAGCAGCAGAAGACGCAGCAATGGTGCAAAGTGCTGGAGAAGCATTCCGAGCCGGACGCACTTTATCTGAAGAAGACCAAGCAGCCGTAAGAGCCGCTGCATCACGTCAAATGGCACGTATGAAACAAGATGCTGCTCAAGAGGTTGCACAGGGACAACGTGCTGGTCGTGTCGCTCAATTAAGTCGTTCAATGCGTGCAACTGCTAAAACTCTTGAATACGCTACAAAACCATTAGGCGGAGTTATACGTGTTGCTAAAGCCATTGGCAAACCAATGACTGACGTAAAACTTAATACCATGTACGCCATTACTCAAGCAACTGCTCAAAAGAATCCTGCACTTGCTGCAATTTGGAATGACCCTAACGTTCGTAACGGTGTTGCAATTGACCAATACGGGCACCCTATGGGAACTAACGGTCAAATGATTGCTTCATACTTTGGTATAGACAAAGGCAACATGTTTTTTTCGCCTGTATCTGGGTTAACAGATTTTTACACTAAATGGCTTGGAACAGACCCATTAGGTGCATACGGAAAAGTTTTAGGACAATCACGTTCTTTTGGTGGTTTTACTGGTCGCCTAGGCGCTTGGTTTGGTGGACTTGGTATTCGTGGAGCAGACAGCATTGATATTGCCGCTTCTCAATACCGTCGTGTACGTAAAGCATTTGAATACATGGCCACACACAGCGCCAATGAAATTGCAGACACTTTTAGAAACACTTACATTGATGACGCCAAAAAAGGAATTAAGGCTAGCGATATTATTTCTCAATTAGGTGAGGCAAAAAGCGTTGAAGAAGTAATGCAGATTCACCGTGACATTGCTGAAAGCGTTGCCATGACCAAAAGCATGGTGCCAACACTTAGCATGTATGAAGTTACTAAAGCCGCACTTAAGGGTAAATTAAGTAGTTTTGGAACTGCGGGAAACCTACTTGGAGTTGACGGAAAGTTTTTGGAACAAATTTCTAGTGATGCAGAAATTTTAAAAGACACTGGCGGAATTCCAATAAAGCCACAAACAGAACTTAATTATGCTGACAATAATCTCGCTACTCGTTCTTTGAATTCATTTGCTCGTTGGCTAGAAACACGATTTACTCGTAGTCAAATGTACATTGATGAACTTACTAATAAGGTTGAAAACTCAGTAATTCGTCCAGGTAGCGTTAACGCTATTCCTGCCATAATGGATTTTCTACGTGCGTCATTACTTCCTGAAAACGTTGTTAAAAGTGTAGGGGATTTGCTTCTTCAAACAAAAAACCCACATGATTACATAAGCGTTTATCGTCACGCTATGTATCACGCTGTTATGCGCCGTGCTACCGCAGGTTTGAATCACGATGAATTGGCTACATTTATTGGTACTTCTTCTGACCACATTTGGAACGAAGTTGTAAAAATGACCGGTCTTGACGGTGGTGGCGCTGTAGGTCTTTATGCCGCTGGTATTAACGGTGCAGACATTTCTGCAGTTGTTCATGCCGAATCTGGCATTGAAGCATACGCAGGTATTGGAATGAACCACTTAGGAGAACTTCGTTTTCCACGAACCGCTGAACTTCGTGGTCTTGCTGCCAAAGTACGTGGCGTTTCACTTGATTTTGCAAAAACAGAATCTGCAAAATTTTCACGCACGCAAGACATGACTATTAAACAATTACAGACGGTTGTTGATTTTCATAATCCAAGGCTTGCTGGATTAGACAATCAATTAGAACGTATTGGAAAAGTTAGCACTGGTTCACTTGAATCACAAGGACCTAAAATTTCTGAAGGTGCTCAATACATAACTGAACAAGCAAATAAATTTAAAGATGCTGGCGGAACTATTGAACAATATCAAGGGGGTGGGACAACACCAGAACAATTGTCAAAATTAGAAAAAGATTTTGCTCCTCTTAAAGCACAAGAAGAAAGTATAAAAAAAGCAGGAATTCCAAAAGACGAAAAAGGTCAACGTGATTGGCGTCGAATTGGTGTAACCAATGCTGGTTTTCAACTTCATCGTGATAGCGGTTTGCATTTACTTGTAGCAAGAAATGCAGAAGGAAAAGTTATTGGCTCTTTGTCTTTTTATCTTACTGGTTCTGTACATGTTCAAACAATAGGTTCTTTGGAATCTGGTGCTGGTCCAGCCTTGGAACAAGAATTAGCAAGACTTGTTGACAATCAACTTGGCGGTTTAAAAACTAAATATGATGTTGAATTTGGTTCATGGCCGTACCACGAAGCAACCGGTAAAAAAATTACAAATACCTACAAAGGTGAAATAACACAAGCAGAATGGTCTGCTGAACAAATTAAAGAAATTGCTAACCCGCCAGAAAACAAAGCAATTACTGGTTACAACAAAGCAAAAAACGACATTCAGCAAATTGTTAAAGAAGCACACACAAATCCTGATTTGATTGATTCACAACGTTTTACAACTGCTTACGATGCTTTGCGAGTAGAAAAAGCAAATCTTCAACGTTCTATAAACGCATTGTCCGAAGTTATTCAAATTAGCAAAGCAAGAGTTGGCGAAGAAGTTTATGCTCAGGCTGTTGATGAAATTATGGCAACGTATCCAAACATTAACGTTAATACTGCCCCTGATGTTCTTTCTGGTTTAAAGGGTCAAATAACTGCTTACGAAGATGCACTTCGTCAAATGGAAGTTCGTATGACATCACCTGCTCGCCCTATAGAAGAAGTTCGTAAAAATGCACAAGAATACGTTAAGGCAATTAAAACCAAAGCAGAAGCCGACAAAATCCTTAAGGAACAATTTAACGAACAAATTGAAAAATGGCATGCAGAAAAAAACCCTTACACTCCCACTTTTCAAAAAGGTGTCGACGGACTTAATAGATTCTTAAGTAAGACATTTGTTCCGTTAGCGTTGTTTTCTGGTGGATGGGCGTTGCGTGTGTCTGCATCAGAAGCAACTCTTAACAGTCTTCGTTTTGGTGGTTGGGCTTCATTCGACGCAAAGGTTACTCAGGCTATTGCCAAACATGAAGTTTACGGTGCAAAGTTAATTACGGCTGCTGGCAAATCTGAACGTACCCTTATACGAGATGTTGTCGCTGGAGCATTGCTTGGTATTGAACGCAACCTTATTAAAGGTTTCGACCAAGCACGACGTGACCGCATGTTAGAAGACTTTGTTGGTACGATTATGCGCCATGATGGTCACTTGCCTGGTGGCGTTCACGATGTAGGCGAAACTGTATTTAACGACAACACGTTAAAAACAGCGCTTTTAAAAACGACTGTTGGTTTAAATGACAAGGGCGAATCTGTTTTGGCACAAGCAGTAAGCAACAAATCGTTTGAATCTAAAAACATTGGTTCCGTAGGATACGCCAAAGCCTTACGCATGAACATTGCAAGTGGTTCAACTGACGCATTGCTTCAACCAACGTTTGGTCGTTTGGCTGACATTATGTTTGCCCGTGGAGAAGAAAAAACAGGCGAACTTCTTGCATCTCACATGACGTGGAGAGACATACACAATGCTGGCGCTAAAGGATTTGTAGGAGACCAAACAGGACGCTGGGAAGCCGCAATCGGCGCTGGAGCAAAAGATTTTAGGAAGCCCGAACAAGTACTTGCATTGCGAGATGAATTACGTAAAGGCGCTTTGCAAGATATTAAAAACATGGACCCCGCAGAACGTGCACGATTTGCACGAGACACAGGGCGCATGAAGACAGGTCCACTTAGCGGTGCTAATGCACATGAAGACTGGGCTAACGCCATTGTTGAACACGTTATGGCAAGTGTTAGCGGTCTTGATTCAAGAGGGAATACCATATTTCACTCTACTCTTGTAGACCAAGCGGCTACTGGAAACATTAAAGATGAAATGGCTTTTGCTGCTGACGTAAAGAAAATGTCAAGAGGTGCAGAGCCTAAGCACATTCCCGCTCCTGGTGGAGTAGCACACGACGCTCTTGGTAGCGCATCTGCTACTGATTTTCTTAAGAACATTTCACAAAAAGGTCACGACAAAATTCTTGGACCAATTGTTAACAGACTTGTTCGTGAACCCATTTTTCTTCTTGAACACCACAACGCCATGGAAGCATTACGTGGAATGGTAAATGGAAACATTATCGATGAAGCAACGGCTCAAGTTGTTGCCGACCAACGTGCCATGACCAACATGATTAAATATGTTCACAATCCTAAAGACAAAACCATGTTTGAAGTTAACATGCGTGTTGCGGCTCCGTTTTATTTTGCTCAGAATCAGGCTTGGCGTCGTGCTTTCCGTGTATTGCACGAAAACCCAGGTGCATTTGAAAAGTATTTAAAGTTAAGCCTTGGTGTAACTAATTACATTAGTAACCTAAGTGCTGGTGGCGCTTACCCAAGCATTGCTATTCCTGGGGCAACGTTTATGGGTGTTGCTGGAGTAATGGGCGCAAACATTCCTGCAATGGGTGGTGACGCATCTCCATTTACCAGTCTTGGTTTTGGTCTTGCTGCCGACCCAGGTTCTGTTGCTTCTGTATTCCCTACAGGCGCTCAAAGCGGTTTTGCAGGGCTTTTGGGACTTGCTCGACCATCATGGGGCCCTCTTGTTACCATTCCTGTAAAATTGGTAGAAAAACTTTACGGAACAGATACTAATTCTTTAGCCAAAAAAATGTCTTCTGCATTTCTTGGACCCATTGCTCAAAGTTCTTCAATGCAAAGTGACTTTTTCCCATCTACAATTGGAAGAAATTTACTTGACTCAGCAACTTCTATAGCCAGTGCTTTTGGGGCAACCGACCTTATGAGCACCGCTCAAATCAGTGCGCAAAATTCAATTATGAACAACGCTGTAGATAATTTGTTTAAACAACAATACAACAAAATTTTTAACAACACGGATTTTACTGGCGTAAATAGTTGGACTGGAAAGCCATGGACAAAAGACGAAATTGTAACTTACTGTCGAGGAAACGCTGAACTAGAAATTACAAAATTGTTTAATGACCACACGTATTACCAAGATTTCCTAGACCGTGCCAAAGCCGCTGCTGTTACTATGATGCTTGTAAAAAGTGTGATTGCTTTTGGTACGCCAGTAGCCGTTTCTCTTAATAACCAATTTTCTAAAACTAAAGAATTTTCTGCTATTCAAAATAGCATTAATCCCGACACTAAAAATAAATACACTTTTGCAGAAGCCGCTACAAAATTTGGTGAGTTGTACCCTTACAATGTATTGGACCTAACAGCGCACAGTATGTCTACGTATGCTACTTATCCAGAAACAAGTTCTGCGGTTAAAATTCTTACAAATCACCCAGAAATTACAAAAGCATATCCAAACGCCGCCGCATACCTTATTGACCGTAATTCAACTTACGACGCAGGTGCGTACACGCTTGAAATGTCACTTGGACTTCGTTCCCGTCAAGCACCACAAGATTATTTAAATAGTCTTCTTGTATCTGCTGGCAACGATTATTACTACAACTATTTAGCAACACAACCAGAATTTGGTGGTAACGGTGATGTGGCTGGACAGAGCACGACTAGCACACAATGGAACGCTTTAAAAACCGCTGCACAAGCGTATGGTAATTCAACTAACCCAACCTGGCTTGCATCATTCAATGGTGGTCAAAAACATGACATAGAAATTAAAGCGTACAACGAAATGACAAAAATGCTTGCTGACCCTAATGTGTCAAAACAACTTTTGCCAAAAACAGAAAAAGACAAATTTCAAAACATTCTTGGTCAATACAATCAAGTTATTGGTCAAGTAAAAGGTTTGATTGCTGCCGGTGATAAAACAGATGCTTCAGCAGTTGAAAGCGCATGGTATAACTGGGTAACCGACGAAGCAACAAACAACCCATACTGGGCAAAACAATCGTATTTTATGACATCAGTTCTACGAGGACTACCAACGAAGGGTTTATAATATGCCAGAAGAAAAAGTAGAAGAAAAAACTATGGGCGTGTCAGACATGAAAGACCTTGCTCATAAATATCAAGTACCCATGGCCGAATCAACATTGAGAGAAATTGTTGGTGAGGGTGGGGTAACTCCTGCCAAGGCTAATGCTTTTGAAGAATACTTAAAAACAACCGCACAAGGTCTTTACCCCGCTTTTGCTCCACAGATTGCCGCAGGTATTCCTACCGCTCACCTTCTTGACCCTTACCGTCAAATAGGAAAACAAACACTTGGTGAGCAATTTGAACCTGATTTTATTAACGACCACAAATCTGCTGCTGCCTTGCAAGGTGGAATAGACGAAAAAACTGGGCGACCAACGCCCATGACGCTTGACCAATGGAAAAGTCACCTTATGTCTGAACCTTCATTTGGTTGGGGTTATACGCCAGAGGCTCACGCAAGAGTTAATTCAATGCTTAACAATCTTAAACAAGGTCTTGAGACACCAAGGGGAGCACAATAATGGTAACAAAAACAAAAGCAAAACCAAATCAAAGTACAACCTTTAGTGCAAGCCAAGGCAATCAATTAAACCTTGGCGATTTTATTAAGGCTTTTGCACCAAAACTTCCACTTAAATACACAGACCCCGTTACGGGGGTGGTAACCGATTACACCAAAACAAATCTTTTGTATTACCCACAAGGTAGTTCTATAGGTGTTACACCAACAAAATCAACTTTGTTAAGTGCCCTTAATTGGCTGTCTGGTTCAAACCCTGCTTTGGGCATGGCTTTAATGGACCACCTTAATTTAAACGAAACCTCAACCGGAACAGCAGTTAACGACGCTTACGACGCTTTAACAAAGGCTCATTTTAACCTTGGCAAAGTACAAAGCCCACAAGTATCTTCTTTAAAAGCAACAGTTGCTGGATTAACCAAAGCACTTGGTGACCAAACCGCAGCAGGTATATCATCGGCTACTGCTTCACAACAAGCAAATGCTATTGACAATGTTAGAAATACTATTGAAAGTTGGAATTACACAGCAGCGCAAAAAGATTATATAAGTAGTCTTGTACAGCAATTGGTTACAGTTAACGGTGACCACATTGTAAATCAAAATGCTTTGCTTGACATTTTTCGTGGAGATATTCCTAGTGGATTAGGTAAAGCCACCGATGCAAAAATTAAAGCCGATTACAATGCTGCTTTTCCAGGACTTAACGATTACAATAATCAACCTGGCGCTGTTCACATGACTGAATCACAATATACGCAATACTCAACTACTGTTCAAAATTCAGCAACACAATATGGTGCTCCTATGCCTTCACAGGCTGACATAGGTAAATTGCTTACTGGTCATGTTTCCGCAGCAGAATATCAACAGCGTGTTACAGACATTTACGCAGCCGTATCTAATGCCGACCAAAACACTAAAAACATCCTTGAAAAACAATACGGGGTATCACCAGCAAACCTTATGCATTATTTTATGGACCCTAAAAATGCCATTCAAACTATGCAACGTCAAGTTGCTGGAGCGGAAATTCAAGATTACGCAACCCGTGTCGGACTTAAGGGTATTGACCAAACAGGTGTTAACCAATTGGCTGATATGGCCAAATTAGCGGCTACTCAAGGCAATCAACAGTTAGGTTACGGAGTGGGTCAAATTCAAAACTCTCTTCTTAACGCCAGTCGTGACGTTGGCCTTACCAAGGCAAGCCCAGGCGCTGGGACACCAACAGTAAGCACTAATCAACTTATTGGTTCACAACTTGCTGGATTTGCTGGAACCAATCAAATAGCCGAACAAGTTCAGGTAGCCCGTGCTGAACAAGCCGCAGCCGCCCCGTTTGAAAAGGGTGGTGGATACGTTGAAAACGCTAAGGGGGTTGTAGGGCTTGGTAGCGCTAGGACGTAACATTCGTTATTAAAATGATACAATTGACGTAGATGGTTGGCCCTATGTGGCCGTAGGAGCGCTAATTATCTAAACCCGCTTTGGAGGGCATGACCAAAGTGCGTATAAAAATGCTGAAAATATTATCCGCTTTATTAACCTCTGGTAAAGTGCGTACCCGCAAGGAGCGATTAGCATGGCAGAATTTGAAGATTACGAAGACGAGATTGAAGTTGAGCGTCAACCGCTAGACCCGAACATTCGGAAGCAGTTGCGTGAAGCAGAAAAGGCTCGTAAGGAATTAGACGGTCTTAAGGCAGAACTAGAAGCGCAAAAACGTGAAGTTCAGTTTTCTAAGGCAGGGATTCCGGATTCAGGTATTGGTTCATTATTCCGTAAGGCGTATGACGGTGAAACTTCTCAGGAAGCAATCCGAGCAGCGGCTGAAGAGTATGGAATTTTAAAATCTGAATCTATTGAAGATACTTCAAGTAATGCAGAATTAGATGCTCTACGCAGGACGCAAGGTGCAACTGTAGGTAATTCTGGCGCAATGCCAGACCCACAGCAAATGTACCTTGAAGCACTTGCCGCAGCGTCTACTCCTGATGAAGTCATGCGAGTCGTTGAAGGAGACACCGGGTCAAAACTGGGTGTCTACTCTTCTCGTGGGTCGTTCTAAGCCTAAAAACTTAAACACCTAAAGAAAAGGAGTTAACCACAATGGTTGACGCATATACAGGGTCTAGTACCCTTGACTTCTCAAAGGCCGCTTATGACCGTATGGCGTACTTCGCCCTACGTCCAGAGTTGTACTTTGACGCAGCAGCAGACATCCAGCCTACTCACCAGAGCATGCCAGGTGCCTCAGTTGCATTTACAATTGTTAACGACCTAGCAATCCAGGCTTCTGCACTGACTGAGACAAGCGACGTATCTACTGTTGCTCTTTCAGACAGCCAGGTTACCCTGACACTTGCTGAGTACGGTAACGCTGTGCTTACCACTGCCAAGTTGCGTGGAACGTCATACGTAGACATTGACCCAATTGTTGCCAACGTAGTTGGATACAACGCTGGAGTTTCAATTGACACAATTGCACGTGCTGCACTTGACCAGGGTACAAACGTACAGTACGCATCAGGACTTGGAGCAACTTCGCTTCAGACTTCTGTTACTACACGTGCCGGAGTAACAGCATCAAACACAATCTCATCACTTGACATTCGTGTTGCTCGTGCTCGTCTCCGTTCACAGAACGTACCAACATTCGGCGGAATGTACGTCGGATACATCCACCCAGACCTCGTGGCTGACCTTCAGGGAGAATCTATCTCTGGCAGCAACGTACAGGGATGGCGTGCACCACACGTTTACGCTCAGCCAGGTGAAATCTGGACTGGTGAACTCGGTGCTTACGAAGGTGTACGTTGGATTGAAACACCTCGTGCTCCTGTATTCCAGGGTGCCGGTGCTTCAAGCGCAAACGTTTACGGAACTATGATTCTTGGTCGTCAGGCTCTTGCTAAGACGTTCTCAACAATCGATGGTAACGGAGCGTACCCACACGTTGTACCAGGACCAATCACTGACCGCCTCCGTCGCTTCGTACCACTTGGTTGGTACTGGCTCGGTGCATACGGAATCTTCCGTCAGGCATCAATCATTCGTCTAGAGTCAGCCTCACTCCTTGGTGGAGACATCAGCACCACACCTGGTACTGGAACCGCCTTCGAGCCAGCAGTTGACCTAGGTGAATCTGGTTCACCACTGGCTTAGTCAGTAGTTAGGTAGATACGGTTATGCCATGGCCTAGGGCTTGTGCCCACTGTGGTTCTCGTGACGTGCAGCCAACGATAGATGAAATATTCTGTCTTGTCTGCGGTCACTTGACCGACAAGCATGGCATAGCCGTGTCTCACCTAGAACAACACACTTCCGAGGAGAAACTTTAATGACTATTCCGACAGGATTAGGACTTACCAGAGGCATCGATGCTGCTGACCCAGCAGGAACACCTCTACCAAACCGAGTAACCCGTGCAAAGATGAACGATGCAAAAGCGGTTAAAGGTGAAACATCAGACCCATGTTACTGCGGTAATTGTGACATGACAGACGCAAGGTGGATTTAATGGAATCACGTGCAGCATTTAAGCAGATTAGTGAGTACGACCTTCGTAGTACTGCTCCTAACACGATTGACACAGGAATCATTCCGACACCTGTTACATCACAGACAACAAACGGTCCAACACTTCGTGGCGTGGAAATTAACACAGCCCGTGGCGTTAAGGCACCTATGGTTGTTACTGGCATTACACCGGTTGAATACGCACCAGCAACAGACGCTCCTCCTGTCGAGGGCTTTAAGACTTACGGAGACAACTAATGCCAAGTCGTTTAGATGACAGCGCCTACGGCGTAGATGCTCGCAAGGATGGCTTCACAGTCGACATGCGCCCTACAACTTTGCTTGAGCAGAGCCTTATGGGTAATGACCGTGTGAACATGCCTGTCGGAGAAGCAGTTACCGAAGGTGCTGAGTACCAGACAACTGGTGGCGCTCGTATGGGTGACGCTATTGACGCTATCCGCATCGGGGCTAACGGACGCAAGAAGTAGGTTCTGAGTGGCTACATTTACGCCACCCAAGGTCTATGACAACCCGCCTATCTTGCCTGACTCACGAGGTCTAGCAAATAGGTTGTTTCGTTACTACAAGAACCGAGCACGTTATGTGATGGTCTTTGCGTTATCGGACGGTACGTTTGTACAGGACACGGCTACGCCGGAGAACTCCAACACAAACATTCCTTATCCGTATAACCCGTATGACCCATCGGCACCGTTCTCAACGTCATACTACATTAACTATGAAGTATCACCGCCGGTTCCAACAGTAACTACAGTTGCTCAGAATCCTTGGATTGCTAAAGTGTATCAAGAAGTTTGCTACGTTACAGACGCAGAAGCAGCGGCTCTTACGGCTGCTGGATACGGAGATTTAATTTCATGACCGCAACACCACACAACGTTGGACTACACCCAGAGGATTGCTTTGGGTGCAAGGCTGCGTCTATCAGCATGTCACCATCTGCCATGCCTACACGTTCCAACGCTGGTGTTATAAACATGGACACAAAAGCAATGCACGCAGACGTGGCCGCTTACAAGCGACTACGCAAAGATGGAACACAACCCAAGTCGGTAAAGGGTGCGGCGGCTCTAGAGTCTCGTGCTGTATCGAAGTGGGAGATTGAAACAGGAACAACGCTCAAGGGTGACACCAAGTTGGGCAAACGATTAGACGAAACTCAAGGCGCTATCAATAGGGGCGAATCAGTACTATGACAACTTACTTACTTTCTGGAGTCGTTTCAGGCCCTTCTGGGTTTCTTAACGGCGCATCAGTCACAGCGTACGATGAGTCACTATTTATTAATTCTCCAGCAGCAGGTGACACACCACCAGTTGCAGCCGTTTTAGGCACTAACGCATTTAACACAGACGGAAACGGAAACGTTGTACTTTCAGGTACGGGTTACGGTGGTAATGGTCAATGGCAAATTGAAGTTGCTAACAATCACGGTTACTACATTGGTGTTCTTTACCCAGTAGGCTCAACAACTGCTCAGTACTACTGGTCATACGACGACTCACTTATTCAAAGCCGTGGTCTACAGGGACCCCAGGGTTTTCAAGGAAACCAGGGATATCAAGGATTTAACGGTGTACAAGGTACACAAGGATTCCAGGGAACAACTGGAGCAACGGGCTCACAAGGCACGCAAGGCACACAAGGCCGTCAGGGTTTTCAAGGTGTACAAGGTGGAGCAGGAGTTCAAGGTTCAACGGGTGCTACTGGACCTCAAGGAGTTCAGGGTGTCACTGGCGCACAAGGCGTACAGGGAACCCAGGGCGTTCAAGGTGTTCAAGGATACCAGGGTACACAAGGTGTACAGGGAATTACAGGTTCTACAGGTTCGCAGGGATACCAGGGTAACACTGGTAATACTGGTGCACAGGGTGCACAGGGTGTACAGGGCAACACTGGTGTACAGGGTGCACAAGGATATCAAGGTCTAACCGGAGCACAGGGTGTTCAGGGAACTCAAGGCAATCAGGGTTACCAAGGCGTTGGAGTTCAAGGCGCAACCGGAGCACAGGGTGTTCAGGGAACTCAAGGCAACCAAGGTTTTCAAGGTAGTACCGGAATTACCGGTTCGCAAGGTGCAACTGGTTCACAGGGTGTTCAAGGTAATCAAGGATTCCAGGGCTTCCAGGGAAGTCAGGGATATCAAGGTGTAACCGGAGCACAAGGTGTTCAAGGTACACAAGGTAATCAGGGGTACCAGGGGTATCAGGGCTACCAGGGTAACGTCGGTGCTCAAGGCCCTGGTGGTACTAACGCCATTTACGGTTCGTTCTACGACACCACAACACAAAGCAACGGCGGTGCTACCACAGCCAATCTCGTTGCATGCAACACACTTGAAACTGAGTTTGGTGTAAACGTTGCTTACGGCAACCAGTTTGTTGTTTCATACGCAGGTACATACCTTATTGAGTTCTTGGGTCAGTTCACACGCTCTGGCGCAGGTTCAAGTACTGTAAACCTTTGGCTTTCAAAGAACGGTACTGCATTAACACAGACAAACATTGTCTTTACATTCAGTGGTACGGGTACTCAAGCACAACAGGACACATACCTATTCCCACTTGCCGCTAATGACTACGTTCAGTT